ACACAACGGGAGTTGCGAAGCCCTGGTTGATGTTGACCTGAAGATTCGAGCTGGTGAATTGCGAGCCGAGCAACTGGCGCGCAATCTTCTCGTTCTTCGGGCCGACAACCAACACATACGACGAGTCGCCCATGTTCATGGGCAGACCCTGCTGGTTCTTGTACTTGCGCAGAATCTCGCGCGCCGCGTTGAGGCTGTTCTCCGACAGCGCGTCGGTCAGCAGATTGCTCTGTGTACCGGCGCCGGCCTGGCCCTGCAAGAAGGACAAGCCGGTGTCGATGAACTTCTTGCCGTTGCCGACCTGGCCGTTGTTTGCACCGGCCATCGGGTGAGCCAGCGCGAACAGCGACTCCAAGCCGTCAAAGTACAGCTTGTTGATGTTCTGCGCCGCGGCGTTGGCCAAGCTGACCGCGATGTCGGTAGCTGCCGACTCCACCAGCCACGGGAGCTGCTGGCGCGGCATGCGGTGCTTGAGCGCGAACGCTTTCTGCGTGACGACGCGGATACCGCTGGTCAGGTCGGTCGCCGACACGCTGGTCGTGCCGCCGGTCACTTCGGTGGCCAAGCCGCCGGCGTTAACCGCCATGAGCTGGGCCGAGCCGCCGGCGTAGTCCAGCACCTGGCAGCACTGCGCATACTGCTCGGTAGAATTGGCAAGCGCGTCCATAAACGCGGCCTGCGAAACGCGGATCAGATTGTCGAGAGAGTTAGCCATCTTGAACCCCTATCGCTAGGCTTGGCCCAGCAAGAAAGAACCCTGCGCCGCCATCTGCCGGATACGTTCGCCAAGCTCGCGTCGGTCGGACTCGTAGTCGTCGACCTTCTTGACCCAGACTTCGCACCCGGTCGGGTAGCCGATCACCTGCTGGAGCCCTTCCAGCTGGATCCAGCCCTTGGCGGCCCACTTGGCCCGCAGCTCAGCTTTGCGACTTTCGCTCAGCGCCGGGTCGAGCTTGGCCGACACCCAGCTAGCAGGCAGGCCCAACACGGTGCCCGGTGCCAGCTCGGTATAAGTCCCCGCCGCCTTGCGCGCTGCGCGTGCAGCCGCAACCTCCTCGTCAGACGGAAGCACCGGGATTGCCGGCCCAACAGGCTCGACCACCGCTGCCACGTCCTTCTCGCCAGTCTTTCGCGTTGCCATAAGACCTCCGTGCGCAAGGGTACACTGCCCCCGCGCGGTTGCAAGTCACTTCATCTTTGACAGGTTGCGCTCGGTTACTAGCGTCGACTTGCGTTCTCCGCTCATCACTGCCCGCAGCGCGCTGCCGGCCTTGCTCTTGAGATGCGACAGCGCATCCGAGACCGGCGCCGCCTGCTGCCGCAACAGCTCAGGATTGTCCTTGGCCCAGCTCTCCAGCGCCTTGGCTCCCTTGGGATCGCCCGGGTCTACAGCCGGCGCAAAGCTGCGAAACTTCTCCTGCACGCCCAGCCGCTCGAGCGCCAGGTTGCGCCGCTCGTCGGCCAACTGCTTGCGCGTCTCCTCGATCTGCGAGCGCTGCGCGGCAAGCTCCTCGGCGAACTTCTGCTCCGCCGATAGCTTGGCCTTGCGCTCCTCCTCTGCCTTGGCTGCTGCTTCCTCGCCGGCCTTGGCTGCCGCCGCTTGGCGGGCCTCCTCGGCAGACTTCAACGCCGCCAGCTCGGCCCTTAGCGCGGCGACATCGTCGACCGGCTGTACGGCTGGTGCTGCTGGTGGTGCCGCTGGCGCGGCGGTCGTAGCTGGTGCGGTGGTGCTTGCGTCCATGCTATCTGCTCCCGTCGTAGCGCTGCAGGATATCCCGCAGCAGTTGTTGGTCGCCCGTCGTTGAAAACGAGCTCGCGTCGGCGCCCAATATGCGACCGACGATCTGTTGCGACCAGCGGGTGACTGCCGCCACCATGGCCTCCGTTTCTTGCTCTTTCGGCTGGATCACGTTCACGCCAGAACGGCTGAACACGGCGCCGGCCTTCTGCTGGTTGCGCACTTTCGTCGGTCGCGCCCGCTGTCGACCGCTGCGAGTCGTCGACCGCTGCACCGCGCTGCCATAAGAGCTGCCGGCAAAATCGATCATCACGCCAGAAGCACCGACGTTGCGTACCTGCAGTCCTTTCCACATTGCGCCACTGACGCGAAATGCGCCTTGCTTTGCTCCAACCGCGTCGTGGAAGTGTGCCGAACTGCCGTATCGCGTTCTTGTTACTCCAAGCGCCCGTGCGTATTCGCTGTTAATCTCATACAGTCCGCGCCGCCTTGAGTATGGTTTTGCAGGCGTAGCTGTCTGGCCCTGTTTGGATACTCGCTCAACCACTCGACGAGCCAACGCTTGGCCAAGCACCATCGGCTGTTGCAACTTCGCCATCAGGCTAGGGTCAGCCTGCGCCGCCTTCGTGTACCTAACGCGGACCTCGATCACTGCGGCACCGCGCGCGGCGTAAACCGGCCGGCCTTGTCGATCATGCTGCGTACCTGCGCTTCGGCCAGCAACGGGAACGCAAGCAGGATCAGCGACACAGCGGACTCGGTGGGCAATTGACCAGCGGTCACTTGCTGCACAATGGCCGCGAGCTGCTGCACTTGAGCGCCGTTCAACGCCGTGCCTTGAATCTCGCCAGCAACCGCGGTGGCATCGGTCGCACCAGCAGATGCCGCAACGTCCACCACCGCCATAGGCTCCGCTGGGAGCACGCCAAGATCTCGCGACTCCTGCAGGTTCCGCTTGATCTTGTCGTATGCCGACTGGCGCGTCACGCCGTCGCGGTCGGCGACGACATCGACGGGCGACGTGATGCCCTGTGCGATCTCCATCTGGAGCGCTTGGGACTCATGCAGCGGATCGGCTGGCACCTCGTAAGTCTGGTATCGCACCTCAACCACCGTATCGCCCGGGATCTGAACAGGCTCGCTCAAGTTCAGCACCATGGCGATCAGCTGGCAAAGCTCGTTCTCCGCGTCGGCAAAGATCGGCTTGTACTTGTCTTTAGCCTGCTCGCGGTCGTTGGCGTCAGCGGCGCGCGCCGAGGCCGTGACAGCCGTAGCCACCTTCAGAAAGGCGTCTGGCTGCAAGTCGAACATACTGCAAAGCAACCGCAACCGCGACTCGTTCCAGCTAGTGATCTGCGCCAGCGGCGGTTGGCCCTGCACGATGGTCAGCCGCGGCGCCGGTGCGGTCGGGTCGGTGTTGACCAGCGCTAGGACGCGGTCGGGGCCGACCTGCATCTCCTCGACCTGCTGCGCGATCTGCGCGTTCTCGAGCACCTTCTGGCCCCAAGCCTGTGTGTGGACAAGCAACTCGGTGTCGGCCTCCGACAAGCACAGCGCGATCTGCATCGACAACAGCGGTTCATTGACCGGCGCCGCCCAGCGGCCCGGCTGCGGTTGCTCGGCGCGGAGCACGATCAGCGGTATCTTGCCGCCGAACGGGTTGGCCGTGCTGTTGCCATAGACCGGCAACTTCTGGCCACCCTTCTCGATGTAGATTTCGGTCGGCGACATGCACAGCTCGCCATAAGTGACGAAGCCTTCCGAGTAGCCGACTGGGATCGCCAGCTCGACTTCGGCTGCGTGCTGGATGTCGTCCGCCCGCAGCGGGTCGGCTGGCTGCCACTCAACCTGCCACGGCTCGAACGACATCACCTTGACCTTGCCCACACCATCCGGCAGCACCGCGAGAATCACGGTCTGCTGAACCATCAGCTCGCGGTGCGCCTGGTGCAGCGCCCGGTCGACCTTGCTGGCGCGATATACCTCGCGCAGCTTAACGAACGGATCCGCGTTGGCTGCCTGCGCGCTAAAGAAACGCCGCACCACCGGGCGACCATAGAAGCCGGTAAGCTCGTAGGCGTAGCGCTGCACCAGCGGCACAAACCGCTCTTGCAGGTTGCTGGTGTTCGGAAACACCTTGTCCAGCTCGGCCCGAATCGAGCTGAAGTCGCCGCGCAGAAACTGCGACAACTGCAGCGATTTCTTGCCGAACTTCTGGAGGTCCCAACGCTCGGCGCGCGCAATCGAGAATAGCGACATCGGCAGACACCTCCGCGCCTAGTGTACGTTGGCGCAACGCTAGCGCAAGTGCGGAGGCACGTTGTCGACGCCGTCGTTGGCAACGGCAAACCGACCCGGCAGCTTGCCGCCGTGCAGCTCCTTGAACCGTGAGCCTGCAACAATGGCATATCGCAGCGCGTCAACCGCATGGTCGTGCAGGTTGTCCTTGGCCGGTATGTCGGTCGGGTTGCCGTCGCGGTCGAGCATATACCGATAGGCCGTCATGGACGGGATGATGCCAGCAACGTTGCCGCTGAAGGTCTTGGCCAGTGCGCCGGAAAACATAAGACGCGGGTCGCCCTTTACGGGCGCGAGCATGTCTTGCACCTGGGCGATGCCGCTTCGCACATATTGATCAGCTTTGCTCGAAAGCGATAGCACCATCGTGCGTCTTGGGCTGTAGAGTTGGCGCAGCCAAACGTTTTCCTCAGGCACCGCGCGGTCAGCGCTGATTAGGTGAGGCACGCCACCGCTGCAAACCTGATCAATCCACCGTTGCAAATCTGCCCGGAAATGGCCGCGGCTTTCGGGCTGGCGCACCAGCTCGTCGGCGACGATCCACCGGCCGTCTGGTGTGACCTGGATGGCGACGGCAACCGCGCGGTTCAGGCCCCAATCGATGCCGACGACCCAGCGGCATTCGGGGTGGTGCTTCGCTGACCATGGCGTGACGTGCCGTGCCTCGCGAAACTCGCCATATACCGCCGACATCGGCCGCAGTGCCAGCGCTAGAATCTCCTGCTCGTAGCGCCGCACCGACATGGCGTCCTTCCAGCTGTCGACGACGTGGCGATCAAGGTAGGGGTTGTCGTAGCTGGTCGCCCGCGCAACGAAAAAGTCTGGGTGTTCCTCGGCTTGCCTGTCGCGAAATAGCTTGGTGACGCCGCGGAGACCGTTGGGAGAGCTGGCCACCGCGAACGATGGCCGCGGGCATGGGACGCGGATGCAGCTGATCAGCGTCTCGTAGACCGTGAGCTCGTCGGCTTCCGACCAACAGATCTCATCGGCAGCGACCCATGCCAGGTTCTGGCCGCGCAGCTTGTCAACGCGCTCGTAGCCTTGCCAGTAGATCGTGCTGCCGTTGTGCAGATAGATCGCCGAATCGTCGACGGAATACCGCTTGATCCAGTTGAACCCGGTAGCGTCGCGCAGGGTCTGCAGGTGCGTCCGCAGGAACGGCAGCAGGTTCTTCTTGAGGTCGCGTTCGGTGCGGCCGAGCAGAGCGCCTGGGCAACCGGGGTT